ACCGTTGTTAAACCGACTTGTGTGCGTCACCTCGGAGACCAGGCGGAAATAGGCGCCGGGTTCTAGGCCCATCGCCGCCTGGGGGGTGGTCTCAAACTTCAGCCCGTGATCCACCTCCTTCCGCAGCTTCAGGGCGTAGGCCGCAAACGCCTGCACCTGCACCTGTGATGTGCAGAAGCTCGACATGTCAAAGCTCTCCTGCGGGTCGCTATCACTGCCACCTTGCGCATCAGACAACCGAGCGGCGTACACCCGCTCCTGCGGGAATCCGTTTTCAGTCTCCTCCCGCCACTTGACCACCACCTTGAACAGTTGGCGCTCCTCGGGGCTCAGCCAGCTCACCTTCAGGTCGCGAATGTTGCCGTCCGTGAAGAGGGCGCTGATCTGAGGCTTGGCCCCGTGGTCGATTGCCCCGTCGCCTCTAACCGGCACAGATGGCACCAAGCTGAACTGCCCGCCCAGGATGGTGAAGTCCAGCAGGCAGTAGCCCGCCTGTTCAAAGATGAACTCGCGCAGGTTCAGCTTCTCCCCAATCACCCCGTCCCAGGTGAAGCCGTTGGCGCGGCAGAACCGTGCCGCTTGCGTCATCCGCTCACGGTTGGTGGCCGAGGCGCCCAGAATCCCGCCAGCACCTAGCCGTGCATCCGTCAGCAGGGTGTAGGCAATCTCCGCAAAGTTGTTGGTCGGCCCCCATTGCCCCGCCACCGGGTTGCCATTGTCATCAATCAGCCGGTCCACCTTGATGCCGTGCTTGACGTAGGCGCTCAGCTGCTGGAAGTTGGCCCACTCCTTGCTGGCGTTCAGCCGCAAACCCACGACCGCTAGTTGGTCGTACTGCGGCGCCGCTGATTGGCGCATGATCTCGTTGATGTAAACGATCTCATGCTCGGGGTTGTCCTCGTGGCTGAACCGCTCAGCGTCGTACTTGCCGATGTCCGCCGCTGCATCAAAGATGTTCAGCGTGTTCTCGACCACTCCCTGTTCGTCGGTAATCAGCGTGGTTTGGAAGCTGCGCCCAAAGGCATTGAAATAGCCGGTGTCACCGTTGGCGTAGCCCAGGCCGCCTGCCACAAGCCCCCACTCGACGTGCCCATTGCTCCACTGCGTTGCCCGTACGACCGCGCCGCCACCTGACGATGCGCTGACTCCTACATCCACCTGCCCCGATGGCGGTTGCTCCAGCGTCCGAAACTCCCACCGCTGGATGTAATACTGCTCCCCCGAGGACGTGGGCACCCGAGGCCCTCTACGCCACGTCTCGCCATACCAAACAATCCTTCTGTCCCAGTACCCCCTTGATGTAGGCAATCCGAAGTCGGTTCCCGGCTTCCACCGTTGCTCCGCCATCGCCCAGCCTTGGTAGGTGGGGCGCGGCAGCCCGTCACTGTTATGACCGGTGCCAATCACCGTGCCCCTGGTGTTTGGTGCCCCGCCTACCTTCCAATCCGCGTTGGTCAGCAGGGAGGCGCTCAGGCGGATCGTGTCCCCTGTGAATGTCACCACAAAACCGTTATCGGTGTATCGCCGCAGGCTTCCAGGATTTAGCTGGTACACCGACCGCCCCAACCAATACTTGATGACAGCAGCGCCTGGATACGGCACGAACCTATATTCCCACTGCCCAAACGGCTGAGCGATGCGCAGGAAGTTGTACTGCGCCTGCGGGGATACGCCTTTCACGCAGAACAGCGACCCCCCGGAGATGCCACGCCACCCCTCACCGGTGCCAAGCCTGCGTGCTTCTAGGTAAAAGAAGCTGTACCGCTTGTGATACCGGTTGACATAGCCAAGCTGAATGCTGCCGCCATTGTCTTCGTAGTACTTGATTGTGGCATCGTCTGGTTGGCTGTTGACGTTAGGGAAGCCGTTCATCTGCTTCCAGACAGTGCTCTTCAGCCCAATCTCTGTGACATAACAGGCCCTGTTATTGGCAACGGTGCCAACGGCAAATCGCTGCAGCACCATCCCGTAGCTGGGGTTGTCCGCGCCGTCTGGGTTGTAAGTCGGTATCTCCCCGGGTGCCTCAACCTTGAACGTGTACGTCTTCTGCATCCCTGACAGCCACACCTGATCTGTGCTGGCCGATGTCAGGACCACCTGGGCAGTGCCTGCCATATACATGCTGCCGACCTGCAGGCTGTCATCAGCAGTGCTTCGCCGTTCCTCGGTGCTGTTGTTGACATCATCAAGCCCCCACGGGTCATATGCTTTGGGATCTTCTTGGCCGCCCGATAGCGTGTACACGCAATTGGTGCCGTTGTTGAACGTCAAAGCAGCGCGGCTAGACCAGTCACGATTCAACTTGTCGCGCTTCACCTGATACTCAGCAGCAATACGAGCATCGGTATTGTTTGGCGTCAGGATCAGTTCATACGCCAGCCTGTATGGCGTACCGTTTGGCATCGGCGAGAAGCAGCCGAACTGCGTCTGCGTCGAAGTGGTGCGGTTACCGCAGAACCATGGCTGGAAGCTCTCGCTGGTGTCGTCGTAAACCGTGAAGACATCACCGACTGGGTTCGCCTCCAGCGTTCCCTCGCCGTAGCGGTTGCCTTCCTGGATGCGCCCGCCCATGGCGCGGAAGTACAGCGCCACCTTGGCTGAGGCGTAATTCTTCAGCGTCTGGTCGCCCACCGCGTAACCGGCAAAGTCGGGTGCAGCTGCCAGCTCACCCACTGACAAGAGCATTAACGCCTTCAGCTGTTGGCCGGTGCCGTAGCTCAGCAGTTGGGACCACAGCAGCATGGTCTTGACGCGGACCCCGCCGCTGCCATTGCGGCGGTTGGCAAACACCAGGGGGATGGTCTCGCCAAGGCTTGCCAGGTCCTGGGCGCTATCAAATCCCGTGGTGCTGGTGTACCGCTTGGCGCCCTGGTTGTCGGCAGTTTTGAGCTGTGGCGGTGTCTGCGGCTGCTTCGGCTTGGGTGCTAGCAGTACTGAGATTGCCGTCAGCGCAATCCCAATGATGAGGTTGATAACGATCGCCCAAACGGTCGCATCGTTTCTGATATCTGGCACGCCCGCCAGCTCATACGCCTCGTCCCGTTTGCCGTTATAGGCGTCGGTCAGCTCGACGAAGTACCAATACTCTTCTTCGCTCAGTCCGAGGACGTTGCAAAGCTCGGCTTCTGCCGGTAGTAGAACGCGACGCTGGGTAGCTGGGTTGTAGGGCACCAATGAACCCTCTCGTCCCTGTAGATCAGCCACCCGTCACTCCACCACGCCGATAGCCCATAGCCTTTCCCTGCCTGGCACAGCGCAACCGTTCCCTCCATCTTAGGCGCGGCAATCTCCTTGCCCCACAGGCGCAACTGCTCGGGGAAGATGTCGTAGTCCCCGCGCCGCAGCCGCCGGTACCACTCACGGGTGGGGGCAGGTGACTCGATGCCGTAGGTCGCCAGCACTGCCCTGCATAATCCCAGACAGTCGGTGGCGCCGTGCCGCTCCGGATCCGCGCCGAGCCTGTAGCTGAGCCCTATCAACTGGTCTGCTCTCACCTGTTGGAGATGGCACCAGTCAGGGGGAGGGCGCCGACCAGTTGCGTGGTCAGCGTCTTACTTGGTGCTGTTGCCCCCACGGCGTCAATGCCGCTACTCAGCAGCACGTTGACCCGCTCCGGGTCGTAGCTCATTCCCGCCGCCAGCCAGGTTTCCATCGTCAGCTTCCGCCCCACGCTGAAGTCGTTGGGGTTCATCGAGCACTGCGTCACCTGCACCGTCCATTTGTTGCGCACCGCCTCCACCGCGTAACTCATCGCCAGCTGGTTG